ACAAGGATTCTTACCTGCGATGATGGAACAGTTATACAATGAACGAGTTATCTACAAGAAGAAGATGTTACAAGCACAACAAGAATTTGAAAACACAAAAGATGAAAAGTATAAAAAACAAATAAGTCGTTTCAATAATATTCAGATGGCTAGAAAGATATCACTCAACTCTGCTTATGGTGCTATTGGTAATCAATGGTTTCGTTATTATGACAAAGCTATTGCAGAAGGTATCACTAAGTCTGGCCAGTTATCCATTCGTTGGATAGAAAACAAACTAAACAATCATCTTAATAAAGTTTTAAAAACAGATGATGATTATGTTATTGCATCTGATACTGATTCTGTTTATCTGACTATGGAAGAACTTGTAAAGAAAACTATTAAGAGTGACAATGCATTAACAAAGACGATAAACTTTCTAGATAAGGTTGCTAAAGAATCTATTGAACCTTTTATTTCTAAAAGTTATGATGAACTAAAAACATATACAAACGCATTTGCAAATAAGATGTTTATGAAACGAGAAGTTATTGCTGACAAAGGTATTTGGGTTGCGAAGAAAAGATATATTCTTAATGTTTGGGATAGTGAAGGTGTTTCATACAAACAAGCTAGATTAAAGATGATGGGTATTGAAGCAGTCAAGTCTTCAACACCATCAATGTGTAGACAAAAGATTAAAGATGCACTTGAACTTATTATGACTAAAGATGAAAAAGAACTTAATCAATTTGTTAGAACCTTTCGTGAAAGTTTTCTTAAAGTTAATCCTGAACTTATTTCTTTTCCTAGGTCTGTCAATGGTTTATCAAAATATTTTGACAGTGGTACAACATTTAAAAAATCAACACCTATGCATATTAAAGGTGCATTGATTTACAATCACAAAATCAAACAAAACAAACTTATTAACAAGTATCCTTTGATACAAGAAGGTGACAAGATTAAGTTCGTTTATCTTAAACAACCAAACCCATTTACTTCAAATGTAATTACTTACATTACTAAATTACCTAAAGAATTTGATATACACAATTTTGTAGATTATGAATTACAGTTTGAGAAAGTTTTTGTTGAACCTTTAACTTTAATATTAAACACAATCAAGTGGAGTATTGATAGAACTTATGGTACTCAAGGAACATTGGAGGATTTCTTTTGATAGCTAAATTACTTATAGACCACATAGAACAAAAAGCACCAGACCACGAAGTAGCTGTACTTTTATCTGGTGGCGTAGATTCAATATCAGTTGCTTTTGCTGCACATCTTGCTTTTAAAAATATTACATGCTACAGTTTTCAACTTGATAATAACCCATCATATGATTATGCCAAGGCAGAAGAAATCTGTAAAATTATGAATTGGGATTTTGTAGGTGTAGATATACCAGTTGCTAATTTAGAAAATGATTTTAAAAGATTATTAAAACACGGTTGTCAAAAGAAAACACATTTTGAATGTGTATATCCTTTTCTATATGTCTATGAATGGATAAAAGAAAAGTATGTATTATCAGGTTGGGCAGCAGATGGTTATTATGGTGTAAGTAAAAAGGCTTGTATGCATTTTAAAGAACCTAAATCATTGTTTGACCAATTTAGAAACGATTATTTTAAGAGAGAAAATCGTGCAGGTTATTTACAACATAAGAAACTTGCAGATAAACATAAGAAAGTATTTGTAACACCATACTTAGATAAATCAGTTAAAAAATATTTCTACAAATATAATTGGCACGAATTAAATAAACCATATCAAAAACATATGGTCAGAGATGCTTTTAAATCATACTTTAATAAAGTTGGTAAAGTTAAGAATCATTTAAATCTACAATTAGATAGTGGTATAGCAAACCTATTTGAAACTTTGCTAAATAATAATAAAATAAATTTTAATAAAAGAAATCGCATGTTAGAGGTTTACAAAGACTGGAAAGTATGTTACAATGGTGACACTTCGTTGGAGAATTTTTTTGTATAAGAAGTACTTTATGAAAGATGTTATTGAAGCATCTAAACAAGAAAAGTTTACAGTTATATCTACATTTGCAGGCGGTGGTGGTTCATCAACTGGTTACAGACTTGCAGGTGGTAAAATATTATTAGTAAATGAATTTGTTGAAGCTGCAAGACAAACATATAAAGATAATTATCCTGACACAGAAATATTACCACAAGATATAAAAGACTTAACAGGTTTTGATTTTTTAGATACTGCAGGTATCAGACCAGGTGAGTTAGATATACTAGATGGTTCACCTCCTTGTTCTGCATTTAGTATTGCAGGTAAAAGAGATAAAGGTTGGGACCAAGAGAAAGAATATTCAGAAGGTAAGAAAGTAGAAAATATTGAAGACTTATTTTTAGAATATGTTAGAATAGCAAAAGAGATTAAACCAAAAGTTATTGTTGCAGAAAATGTAAAAGGTATAACAGTTGGTGAAGCAAAACAGAAACTTAACGAGTTTATAAATGCATTTCAGAATATAGGTTATGATGTAACTTATAAAGTTATGAATGCTGCACATTATGGTGTTCCACAAGCAAGAGAAAGAACTATGTTTGTTTGTGTTAGAGAAGATGTTTGTGAGTCTGTTGGTTTAAATTTTATGACACTTGGTAATATATTTCCAAGAGAAAATGATGAGTTGGTAACATTAAGACACGCACTTGAAGATATTGAAAACGATAAAGATGAGGAACAAATGTTATTAGATTATGTTCAAGGTGGTTTTCAAAAGAAATGGATAGAACTGTTAGAGTTTGACCCACCTAAACATTTAAAACCATCTGATGAAAGATTTATTGATATTAATCCTAAAAGGTCTATGTTTAATATGATTAGGCCTTGTCAAGATTTACCTTGTCCTACATTAACACAAAGAGGTCAACAAACTGTAGTGTCTGGTGTATTTCATCCTATGAAGCATAGAAAGTTTACTGTACCAGAACTAAAAAGAATTATGTCATTACCTGAAGATTTTGTAATGAAGTCAGATAAAGAAACTGTAGCTAAAAGATTTGACCAAAGTGCTGAGAGAATTGGTCGTATGGTTGCACCTAAGATGATGGCAGCACTTGCTGATGCAATCTATACAAATGTATTGGAGCCTTATAATAATGTATAAACCTTATTATTTAAAAGATGTAATTGAAAGTGAGAAAAGAGAATTGTTTACTGTAATGTCAACTTTTGCTGGTGGTGGCGGTTCATCAACTGGTTATAGATTGGCCGGCGGTAAAATACTTGCAATAAATGAATTTGTAGAAGAAGCTAGAAAAACATATAGTGAGAATTATCCTAACACACCTATTATGCCTGATGATATAAAAGAGATTACAGGTAAAGATATATTAGATGTAATTAATTTGAAAGAAGGTGAACTTGATATATTAGATGGTTCACCACCGTGTTCTGCATTTTCAGTTGCAGGTGCAATGGTACAAGGTGGTCATTCAAAAGGATTTAATCAGACTAAGAAATATTCAGATGGTAAAAAGATAGAAAATATAGAAGATTTATTTTTTGAGTATCTAAGAGTTGCAAAAGAGATTAAACCAAAAGTAATAGTAGGTGAGAATGTTGCTGGTTTGACTATGGGTGAAGCAAAAGAATACTATAACAAAATAACAAATACTTTTGAACAGATAGGTTATGATGTATCATCTAAAGTGTTAGATTCATCTCACTATGGTGTTGCACAAACTAGAAAGAGATTAATTTTTATTGCAGTTCGTGAAGATGTAACTGCAGATGTAGGTTTAACATTTATGAATATATCAAGTGTCTTTCCTGAGAAGTTTACAGATGCAATGACTTGTGGTGAAGTATTTGAAAACTTAGAGTATGATGAAGAAGAAGTAAAAGAACTTACAGAATCATTTGCAAGAGGTTCACATTTTGAAACAGCATCAAAGATGCCAAAAGACCCAGAGAAAGTTTTGACTGGTGCAAACTATCATCCTAAAGGCCATCACTTTAATATGAAAAGAATATCAAGACACAAACCATCACCAACGATTACAGCATCAGGTGGTTGTATTCATTGGTCTGAAATGAGAAAATTAGCATTATGTGAAACAAGAAGAATAATGTCTTTACCTGAAGACTTTAAACTTACAGGTAAATGGAAACAAAAGAGTGAGCGTATGGGTAGAATGGTACCTCCTCTTATGATGAAAGCTATTGCAGAATCAGTATATGAAAAAGTATTGAAACCATACAAGGAGA